CTTAACCTCCGTGCTTATGATTTTGTATCTCAAGAGATCAGAGCTGCAGAGGATCCTGAATTTGAGACGTTCTACACGAAGAACATCCTCTTGAATGAAGGACTTCGCACATGGTTGGCACCAGTGGATCAACCACATGAAAACTTTGTATTCCCAGAGGAAGTTCTCCCCAGGGGAAATGCACTTTGAGTTTACAGATACCCCGAAAAAAAATTCGGGGTATTTTTTTGCCTATATAGTTTTTATATCGTCGCCGCTAAACAACTTGGCAAAATCCAAGTTGGGTGCTATACTTTGGGGGTCTTATGACCCTCTTTTTATGTGGAAATATATCCTCGCTGCACTGACACTCTCTACACCAGTCATGGCAGACGAATCAAAGATTACCAAGGGTTACAACAGCATGGATGCCATGGGTTGTATGCTAGTACGTGAGTGCACAAAAGATGTGGAGGAAGTACACTCTCTGTTGGACATCAGTTCACAGTATGATAATACTGAAGAGTTCACACCAGTAGCAGATGAATTTAATCGTATGCTGTTGACAATGAATCGCATTGGTATCAAAGTATATCTTGCTGATGAACGTTACTTCCCAGTGATGCATCGTGGTGTGTATCATACTGTGAGCAACAATGTATATCTGAACAAAGCATACATGTATGAACCACATATCCTGATGCAACTGATGCGTCATGAAGGATGGCATGCAGCACAGGATTGTATGGCAGGCACCATTAATAATAGTTTGATTGCTATCATCAAACCTGAAGAAGAGGTGCCTATGATCTGGCGTGTGTTGGCAGAGCGTACATATCCCGATGCTGCTGTGCCTTGGGAAGCAGAAGCAGGATGGGCAGGACGCACTGAGGGTATGACTCAGGCAGCACTAGAAGCATGTGCTGATGGTAATATGTGGGAGGTGTATGAACCTACCCCTATGACTCGCGAATGGTTGGTCGAGAATGGGTATCTAAATAAGAAGTAAAGACATATAAGTTGAATGACTAACAGTGGCGGTGGTCCTCATTGTTACGGTGATGACGATGATCTAAATCTACAACCCAACCCAGCAAATGATGGATCAAACCCTGAGCAACGGTTTGACCCTCCGCCGCCGCCTGCCTCGGACCCTACAGGTAATGAGGTAACACAAGATGATCTTGGTGAGAGGGGTCGATGCTATGACGATGAGACTCCACCTCCACCACCTACTCGTGGTGACTTGGCACCTCCAGAGTATGTTGAACCGTCAGCACCACCAGAATTAAATCCTAACGACGTTATCAGAGAGATCATCGGTCGATGCTATCCCGATGTGGCACCTGTTACTCTGCCCGAAGTTAGAACACCTGATCCACCACCATCATTCAAGGTGGATCTAGACCCAGGTTGGTCATGGATGTGTGACTTCTTCCCTGACCTGGCGAATGGACTCGTGTGTCAACAGGGTCCTGAGATTAAATTACAAGTTCCCGACCCAGGACAACCAGGTTGGCCACACTATGACCCTGATGGTGACTGTGAAAGGATCCGCGTGGGTCTTCTAGACGGCACTGTGGTGCTTCTCAGTGGCGATGAGTATAAAGACACCGAGACTGGTGAAATACTCATCTGTAAGGAGGACCCAGGACAGTACAATGAGGGGTGGGAGACGTGTGTTGAGCAGACCTTGGAGTGTTTGTTCAGACCGTACGCTACAGGCACCTGGAAACCCCCTAGAGGAGACTGTGAGTCCTATGTACCTAGAGGGTGGCATGCAAATCAAGATCGAATCTGTATCAAGAACTGTTTCCCTGACAGAGTTGGTGTCTACGAGAGCACACTGAATTCTGGTTCTGAGATTGGTATACCTGTCATGCGTGTGTTCATGGGACCAGGTAACCATAACAAAAATGTCATGACCACCAAATCTGATGGTACATGGAATGGTAAGTGGCAGAAGATGGAAAATGGTGCTGAGTATTTCCAGAGCAACGGACAAACTATATCCCTATCCTTCAATGGATTTACTATTGAAGGTAGAGGAGACACCAGTGATGGTGACATGGACTCAGAGTGGAGAATCGTATCTTGTCCTAATCCCAGTTCGTTAACAGTAGGTCAATCATTTACAGGGACATTCTCTTCTACACCTAAGAAAGGAAAGTCATTAGAAGTTGAGATCGAGATTACATCTGGTGGTAGTGGTCTCAACCATGCATACCATTTAGAGTCAAGTGCTCCATCAGGATACACACTGACCAGTCCTGATCCTGTGTTCTATATTCTGAAGGATGAAGCAAGGGGAACCGTTCCTCTGTTCCGATTCTATTCAAGCAGTCGTGTTGATACCTTCCTGACTACAAATCCAGGTCAACCTGACTCACCAGGTGCAGGTGAGCGTTCGACCATGGACAATTCTGGCATGGCACAAGGTGAAATCCTTGGATATGTATTCAAAGACAAGCAGAAATCACTTCCATACATCGGTGAGAAGGAAGAGATTGCAGCACTGCATAGGTATTTCATGGCATACAGTGGTGGGTCGATTGACTTTGACCACAGGTATGACATCGACGATCAGTTTGGTCCACCGCAGATCATCAAGAGATACCAGATCTATCCGATCCCATACAATCCTAAGTCTTCTCTGTTCATCTTCTACGACATCCACAAGGGTGCTGCAGGGTACGAAAACTGTTGGGGGTACTATCTTGCTCAGAGACCATCCCTAGGCGTCAACAAGGCTGCTCCTGAACCCTCCTACGGTCAGATAATCAAAGCAGATGGCACCAACTCAACTGGTCTTGGTGTCATGAAGATTCCATTGAATAAACTCAAGGAGTTTGCTGGTGGATACCTAGGATTCTTTATCGTTCCTGATGGAAACGATGAGAACAGTGTGAATGATGGTGATACTGTTACGTTCTCTGAGACTAGCAACGAAGGTGGATGGAGATGTAATCTCAGTTCCGCTCAACAGAACTTGTCTATGTTCTCTGATGCCAGACTAAACTGGAAGGACAAAGACTTCACCAGACTGCAAGGTAGATTCCAATGGTGGGAAGATCTTCTTGATGGTGATGAAGACTACGATGACTTTAAGGTCTTGTATAACCTGGCATGGAACGGTTCTGGATACCTGTATGAGGGTATTCAGTGTTATGTTTATCGTGATCCAAACCCAGAGAAAGTATTCCTACCTAACGTACAGAGGACACCGTGTGATCCACGTAAGTTCAACGGTACATTCAAGGATGTAACTGTCATCAGAACTAAGTGCGGTGCACTAGAGATGGGTGACAAGGATGCTGGTACAGAGTATGAATGTGGTAAGTGTACTGGTAAGTACACATCTAAACTAAACAAGCGACAGACTATCAAAGTTATTGCTAATGGTAGTTTCAAATTGATGGCATTTGGTTCTATCACTTCCAGTGTCATGGGTGAATGTATGAGATTCACACTCAGACTGGAGAGAAAACCTCTCAATGGTAGTTGGACTACAATCTGGGAAGATACATTTACGATGAAGAGATGGCCAGAGATTGGTAACGTCTTTGTTGACAACCTACAGGTAACACGTAAGGACAAACTTAGGTTGACTGTGGTTGACATCCACAAAGCAAACTTCCAGTCAATGAACCAAGTTAAACTGGCACTGTATGACAACGATGAGTCATACTTTGATCACAACTTCACCATTAACCTGGGTAGTATGTCTACCTCTGATAGATATACACCTGCCAACGCAACTGTTACCGATGATCTAGGTGATGGTGTGGCATCTGGTGGTTCTATCGAAGGTCTTAACATGGATGCTGCCTATGGTAGGAAGGGCAATACTAGAGGTGACGATAGAGTGTACTCATACTTCTCAGGTCGTGAGTCTGAGGGTGGTCAGGGATCTGGTTACGGTAATAGTGACAGTGATGATTATGTACGTGCTCCTATCTGGATCAACGGTGCACAGAATCAAATCGATCAGTGTTCAACCATCGGTCCAGATCAATACGGTGATGAATCTATTGAGTCCCAGTTCTATGGCGACACTAGAACGTTCAATGGACAACGTTACGGTGGTATCTTCATCGAGGAACCTGACTCCAAGATCGTCAGCGGTAATTACAACAGAGATAACGATGAGTTTGGTAGCAATGCTGTTAAACGTATCTTTGGTTATGGTGGATACCTTGTGTCCTACGGTGACACAGGTCCACACATGGGTACAAACGTAAAGAAATACTTAGACTTCCCATCATTCGCAACGTCTAGAACAGAAGCACTGGCACTTCCTAACAGACCTGGTGGTGCTAGTAACATCAGTGGTTCTCTTGGTGGTCAGCAAGGTGGATTTGTACAGTCTAGGTATTATCGTTTACATGACCGTGGACTACTTGGTTGGTGGGCAGATCAACCTAACAGATTGCAACTTAATAATTCTGATGCTGACATATATGATCCAAATGAAAATCCAGGTGATGATACTCCTGATGAGATCTACGCTGCTCTGGATAGTGCTGGATACTTGGATGGATCCAAGGCAAACCCTCAGGTCTATACAAACTTCCACCCAGATGCATGGTTCCATGATTACTATCTGAGAGATGAGCAATCACCTCTAGGTGACGCTAAGATACGTGTGATGTTCATGCCGATTGCTACTAACACAGGTGATAAGGCACAAGGTGATCCTTATACAACCTACAGAAGAGGCAAACGTAAGTATGAACGTCAAATCGTATGGGTTGAAGTCGTAGAGATCTTGGATGCTGGTACAAACTATGCTGCTGGTCAGTCCTTTGAGTTAACTTATCCTCCTACTAGAGATAAGGAGATTGAGAACCCAGCAAACTCACCGTTCTATCCTGATCAAGAATCAAACTTCAAGATGAAGAAGGAGTGGGTGTATCACTCTAAGATTCAAGGTAACCTTGACGAAAGGTCTCCTATATACGATAATGGTAGAACCAACCGAAGAGGAAACAGAGGGCATACTCCTACTAGAACACCTTACGAGGCGATCTATCAAGAGTCCCACAATAAAAACTCTAAGGTTTGGTATTGGTGCAGTGAAAAGGCAGAGGATCGAATTAGATTCCGAGTTCAGGTTTCCTCCACCGATCCAGAAACAACAGGCGCAACAACCAAGTACAACATACAAGCAGAGATTGATGCTTGGAGTGCCGAATTTGTAAACGCTAATCACAGACCAGACTAAATTATGCCTGAAGGTTTTGGAAGGAGTGAGAGGGAACTACGTGCTGAACGATCCCTCGCCAAGTCCACGCGAGAATTGAGACAGATTCAAGAAGTTCTCAAGAAATATCCTAACGATCCAAAGGGTCGCAAGAAAATGCTGAAAAAACTTCAGAAGTATTGGCGGTCACCCCTTGGCGAATTGGAAAGAATCAACTATACTCCTGGGAAGGAAGAATTCATTCCTGTTCTGGAGCATCGTCCTGCACCAGATCCCGATCCCGAAGATGAGGAACGTACTATCAGCGAAGAGGACAAGCAAATCATGATGGACCATCTACGCAAAACCAGAAAGTAAACTGGCACACTTGACAGAAAGTCCAACGTCCTGATAGTATAAATACTCGTCCGTGGCACTTCTGTTACGGATTATTACAACTGGCACACTCTTCATGTGACAGTTGACGCAGACATGTCGAGTCTGCTATCATCTGCGGGTAATCATTCCGCAAGTAAACAAAAGGTAAAAAACAAATGATCAAAACTGCTATTGCAACCCTCGCCGCAACTGCTGCTGTGGTTGCTCCGTCCGCTGCTTTTGCAGGTCCGTACGTGAACGTCGAGGCGAACTCTTCTTTCACTGGGTCTGACTACACTGGTACGACGACTGACGCTCACGTAGGTTACGCTGGTGACATTGGTTCTGTTGGATACTACGCTCAAGTGGGTCCTAGTTTCGTGACAACTGACGGCGGTGAGTCTGACACTGTTCTGTCTGGTAAGGTCGGTGCTTCTGTCGCTGCTACTGAATCTCTCTCCATCTATGGTGAGTTCGCATTCGCTGGTGGTATCGATGATGCTGACAACGGTTATGGTACTAAGGCAGGTGTTACCTGGTCCTTCTGATAATATCGTGTTATAATGAGGGGACCTACGGGTCCCTTTTTTTATGAAAAGAATTCTTACGTCTCCCGTCACCCACTTCAATGTGTTACTGGTGGGTACTCTCATCCTTATAGGTGCCATTCATAACCATGCACACTACAGCATGGAGGTTGACGCTGACTCATATGTCAGAGCATGGTGTAAAAAGAATCCTGATCTATGTCAATCTTTCATTGACGACAATTATTAAATTTGATACTATACATAGAAGTAAATTAATTAATTACTATGGCAACACCTGGCGCAGCAATGATCTATACAAGGGCAGGTTGTCCTTACTGCAATAAGATCGAAGAAGTATTCCGTGCAAAGGGATGGCCTTATACAAAGTACAGTCTGGGTGCACAGTTTACTCGCGAACAATTCTATAAAGAGTTCGGTCCTGGTTCCACTTTCCCTCAGGTCATCATCGCTGGTAGAAGGACTGGTGGATGTACTGAGACTGTCAAATATCTCCGTGAGGGTAATTTCCTTTAATGCGTAAGACTGTAGACACCGAAGAACTATTCACGATCGTTGACCGTGCTTTAGATGAGGCGATGTTGAACGGTAAATTTCTTTTTAATATGTACACCTATCTGAGTAACAACAGGTGGTCACGTCGCGACACTGATCTCTTTATTGAGTCTAGTGTTGCGGCAGAACTTAGTGATACTGTCATGGAACTAGAAGGTTACATCAAGGGTGGTGATAAAGCACTCAAGGAAGCATACGGTCACATCCCTAAACCTAAGGCAAGGAAAGTCAAGGCATATTTGTACGGTATCCTTGAGGACGCATGGAAATACCATGCCGAACGCAAACCAGGTCGGAAACCTGGGTCAAAGAATAGGAAGAAACGTACTAAATAACTTTAAGTCCGCACATAGGAGAGAGCACCATGAGTGAAATGCATTTTCTGTTCATCGCTTTCTTCCTTACCATCGGAGCATTCCTCTTGGGTTTCATGGCATCATGGAATCTCAAGGGGACTTTTGATGAGTGGAAGGAACGTGCTGAGTATGCAGCGGTGGTGATGCACCCTGAAATGTATCAGGACGGTGAACCCGTCAACCCATCCGACCTTTTGTACTTGCATTTAGGTGACGAGGATGATATACTTGACGATGAAGATGACTGAGGTCTAATGATTCTCATTGATATGAATCAGGTTTGCATCAGCAACCTGATGGTTTCGACACTACATAACAATACAATTCAAGAAGATCTAGTTCGCCATATGGTATTGAACTCGCTGCGGTCTTATCGCAACAAGTTTGGTAAGGAGTATGGCGAACTTATTCTTTGCTATGATAGTAAGCATTACTGGCGTCGTAAGTATTTCCAATACTACAAGGCGACACGTAAGAAGGATCGAGAGAAGTCTAGTCATGATTGGCACATGATCTTTGAGGTCTTGAACAATATCAAGACAGAGATCAAAGAGAACATGCCATACAAAGTCATTGATGTTGATGGTGCAGAGGCAGATGATGTTATCGCTGTCCTCTGTAAGGACCAAGGATATAGAAACATCCGTTTGCAGAACAACATGCAACCACCACAAAAGGTATTGATCCTCAGTGGTGATAAAGACTTCATGCAGTTGCAGAAGTTCAGGTTCGTTCATCAATACAATCCTATCCAGAAGAAGTTTGTAGAGGCAGAAGATCCACATCAGTTTGTGGCAGAGCACATCCTCAAAGGTGATCGCTCTGATGGTATCCCTAACTTCCTGTCCTGTGATGACACATTCTCATCAGGCAAACGTCAACGTCCTCTGGGTAAAGCAAAGATTGCTGCATGGTCTCAGATGTCTCCAGAAGAATTCTGTACTGAGGAGACTGCAAAGAACTATGAACGCAATCGTATCCTTATTGACTTTGATTGTATCCCAGAAGAGGTTTCTTCTAGTATCATAAATACATTTGAAATTACTGAACCACCCCCGCGTGGTTCTATGTACAAGTATTTCATGTCCAAAGGTCTGTCAGACCTTTTAGATCATATTACGGAGTTTTAATGATGAAACTGATGATTCATGAGGTGTTGAAGAAGGCACACGGTGCAAAGACAAAGGCACAGAAGGTCAAGATCTTGCAAGAGAATAACTCTCAGGCATTGCGTACTCTATTCATCATCAATTTTGACGAGTCTGTAAAGACTCGCATCCCTGAAGGGGAGGTTCCTTACAAACCAAACGAGGCACCCCAGGGAACCGAACATAGTCTCCTTGAAAAAGAGGCAAAGAAGTTGTACTATTACGTGAAGGGTGGTGCGGATAACCTCCCACAACTTCGCATTGAAACTATGTACATTCAACTGCTTGAAGCATTGTACAAAGACGAAGCAGAAGTTCTCACTCACGTATTCAATCGTGACTTGCACAAACACTATCGCATCACTCACGCCGTGGTAAAAGAAGCATTCCCTGAGATCTCTTGGGGAGGACGGTCTTGAAGATAAAAATTATCCATGAAGACTGCCCAGCAGAACTGGCACAAGACACATCACTTCCTTACACGGCGTATCTTGTATCATATAATGTACAGGTTGGCGACCACTTTCAAACGAAGTACGATGTCGTTACTGCTAACAAGCAAGTAGACATCTTTGATCACTACTATGATAAGTATGGCAAGAACTTTCTTGACATGAAACAATCAGAAGGTAGAATCAATCCTAAACTATGGAACCCACCAGGTAGCAAATCTAAAGTGACAACCAGCAAGAAATGAACAAAGACAATGTTTACTTTAACCCTCGCAAAGCAGCAGAGGGTGTCAAGCAGGAATTGCTTGACGAAATTGAGAAGAAACAAAAGCAAACAAGTGATTATGAAATGGGTCAGAAGGTTGTGGTGACTACGCTACAATTCTTCTTGGCACCTGTGGTCTTGATGTTCCTTTGGAACTGGATCATGCCTGGACTATTTGGTTTGGCAACTATTGGTTACCTCAAAGCATGGGGTCTTCACGTTATCTCTCGTATCCTTTTCTATCATAATGACTAAAGTATGTTTGATCTCTGTCACTCCTGATGCAGAGAAAACCATGGGGTACATCGCCCGTGTGAGCAACCCCAACAACCAAGAAAATCCTAAGGTTGACGGTCTCCTTAAGTATTGTATTAAACATGGTCACTGGTCTGTATTTGAACAGGCAATGATGACTCTGGAAATCAATACCACGAGAGCAATTTCACCTCAAATTTTGAGGCACCGTTCGTTCACATATCAAGAGTTTTCCCAGCGGTATGCTGATGCTGGTATGCTGGGTGACATTGCTGTCCCTGAACTGAGGTCGCAGGATCATAAGAACAGGCAGAACAGCATCGATGATGTTGATGCAAAGACTAAGATTAGGTTTGAAGCGAAGATCGAAGAGCATTTCTATCAAGCACAACACCTGTATCAAGAACTCCTTGAGGCAGGAATCGCAAAGGAGTGTGCTCGTGCCGTGCTTCCTTTGAACACGCCCACCAGACTTTACATGACAGGATCAGTAAGATCATGGATCCATTATATTACTCTGAGATCTGCTAACGGTACACAGAAAGAGCACATGGAGATTGCTAACCTTTGTAAGCAACACTTCATCTGTCAGTTCCCTATTGTTGCTAAAGCACTTGACTGGTGTCCAGATGATTGTGGTTGCCCTGAGGGATGGGATGACCTACAACCGTGCCTAAGGATTGACTAATGACTCACAAGCATAAGAAGAAAAATCCTATATACGATGAGTTAAAACAAATTCGTAGCACTCTGGAGCAGATGCAATCTCTGCTCATGACTATTGCAGTTCACTACAACAATAAAGGAGTAGATTAATGCCTACTTACAATGTAAAAAATCTCAAGACTGGAGAGAAAAAAGAATTCTCCATGACCATGAAGGAATACTGTGAATGGAAAGAAGCAAATCCTGATTGGGATAAGGACTGGCAGGCAGGTATCGCAGGCACAACCTACGGCAAACCTAAACAGTCTGATGGATTCAAAGAAGTAATGTCTAAGATCCAGTCCAACCACCCTGGTGCCAACCTCTCTCGTTATACTTGATATGAGTCCTGTTAAAAGAGCAAACCGAAAAGTACAAACCCCTGCCTCTAAGAAGACACATTCTTATAGGAAGAAGGCAATCAATCTAGATCATCTGAAACAGATTGAACCTCTGACTCCTAACCAAGAGCAGGTTTTTGAATCCTATGCAGCAGGTAAGAACTTAGTTCTCCATGGTGCAGCAGGTACAGGTAAGACTTTCATTAGTTTGTATCTGGCACTGCAGGAAGTCCTTGCTGAGGACTCACCATACCAGAAGGTATACATGGTTCGTTCTCTGGTTCCTACTAGAGAGATTGGTTTCCTACCAGGAGATCATGAGGACAAGAGTAACCTGTATCAGATTCCATACAAGAACATGGTTAAGTACATGTTCCAAATGCCAGATGACAATGCGTTTGAAATGTTGTATGATAATCTTAGGGCACAGGAGACTATCTCTTTTTGGTCCACATCTTTTATCCGTGGTGTCACCATGGATGATTGTGTAATTATTGTTGATGAATTCTCTAACCTAAACTTCCACGAACTTGATTCTATTATCACTCGTGTTGGTGAGAACTGTAAGATCATTTTCTCTGGAGACTACACACAGTCAGACCTCGTTAAGAACAACGAGAAGAATGGTGTGTTAGACTTCATGAAGATCATGCAGACTATGCCATCAGTTGATGTCGTAGAGTTTGGTATCGATGACATCGTACGTTCAGGTTTCGTGAAAGAATACCTTATCTCTAAAATTAATCTTGGTTTCTAAATTATGAGTTTTACACACGTCGGTCCAGCGACGGAAATTACGGAGTTGGAATCTCAAACACTGCCACATGGTAGATTTTATAAACTACCTGACGGTGCTTGGGTGCCGAGTGTTACCACCGTGGTTGGGCATCAATCCAAGCAGGGTATCCTAGACTGGGAGAAACGTGTCGGGTTTACCGAGGCACAGAAGATTAGGAACGCAGCGTCATGGCGCGGCACAAAATATCATGGACTCGTTGAATTCTATCTTAATAATGAACTGGAAAAAATTGAAAAAAGCGAGGGTTTTCCCCTCTACCTTTTCAGGGCTAGTCGTTCGACTCTTGATCGTATTGGTCCTATTCACTGTCTTGAAACCTCTCTTCACTCTGCTCGCCTTGGTATCGCTGGGCGCGTTGATTGCATTGCTGAGTTTGATGGCGAGCTTGCTGTAATTGACTTCAAGACTACAAAAACTTTGAAGAAAGTTGAGTGGTTGGAGAAGTTCTTTGTGCAGGAAGCAGCGTACGCTTACATGTACTATGAATTGACTGGTGTTGAGGTTGATAAACTGGTGACACTATCCGTCGCTGAAGATGGACAGATTCAGGTCGAACAACGTTACGACAAAATCCCATACATGAATAAACTCATTGACTGGATCGAGGAGTACCGCTATTATGTACAAGGGATGAACAAATGAAAGAGATCGAAGAAAAGTTTATGACACAAGCAAAATTCTCAGCACTGGTTGAGAAAGTAGTCAAGGAATCTAATGGTCTCGTCAATTACATCGAGGCAGTCACATCTATCTGTGATGAATTTGAGATTGAGGTTGAGACTGCCAGTAAACTAATTTCTAAACCACTTAAAGATAAAATCAAGTATAATGCTCAGCAGTTGAATTACATCAAGCGAACGAGCAGAGGAGTGCTACCACTATGACAGACTTTTTTGATTCAGAAGTAGTTCGTACAGAACTCGAAGATATTCAGACCACTTACACAGAACTCCTGAAGATGAGTAATAAACTTCAGGAGTTTTCTCCACAACAGAGGTTGGATCACATCAACAAGACGTTGGAGTTGATCGCTAAACAGAAAGTGTTTTATGCACGTCTGGCACTAGCAGCACACCATGTGCAGGAGGAAGAGCAGGATGGTACGGTGCGTGACATGAAGGATCGCATCGACTCCATCTCTCAGGTATATTCTGGTGGCATGGACCTTACTGTGGTCCTAGACCAGATGGAAACCAAACTCAAAGAATGGAAGGTGGAAATCCTCAATGAGGGGGGTTGACACAACCTATATAATATGCCATCATAATACGGTGGCAAACACACCACAATACAAATACGGAGAATACGATTATGTCATTCGCATCACTTAAGAAGTCCAGCGGTTCGTCTTTCGCTTCCCTTAGCACTGCTATTGAGAAGATGAACAAACCCAGTGGATCTAAGGTTGACGAACGCCTCTGGAAACCAGAGGTTGACAAGAGCGGTAACGGTTATGCTGTTATCCGATTCCTGCCCGAGACGGATGGCGATCTGCCATGGGCACAGGTCTGGAGTCATGCATTCCAGGGACCTGGTGGTTGGTACATCGAGAACTCTTTGACTACTCTTGGTCAGAAGGATCCCGTTGGAGAACTCAACCGTCAACTATGGAACAGCGGCATTGATGCTGACAAGGAGGTTGCACGTAAGCAAAAGCGTAAACTGTCCTACTACAGCAACATCTATGTTGTTCGTGATCCTCTTCACCCTGAAAACGAAGGCAAAGTCTTCCTCTACAAGTATGGTAAGAAGATCCACGACAAGATCGTCGCTGCTGCACAACCACAATTTGAAGATGAGACTCCCATCAACCCCTTCGATTTCTGGAAGGGTGCTGACTTCAAACTGAAGATCACAAAGGTTGCTGGGTTCTGGAACTATGATAAGTCTGAGTTTGATCGTCCTGGCACCCTCGGTGGGTTCAGTGACGCTGAATTGGAAGGCATTTATAATAAGGAATACTCTCTCAAGGAGTTCACTGACCCATCCAACTTCAAGTCCTACGAAGAACTTGAGACTCGCCTCAGCATGGTGTTGAACAAGCGTTCTACTCCTCGTGTTGATGAGTCATTGGAAGATGAGTCTGAAGGACGTGGTTCTTTCAACTCTCCTGACATCACACCCAGTGCACAAAGTGTCACAGGGTCGGTTCCAAGTGGGTTTGGTGATCGTGTAGAATCAGTACAACAGAGTTCAGATGAACCTGACCTCTCCTACTTTGAAGATCTAGCTGCCGAACTGTAATGAAATTCCTCGCTCTGCCCATCCTCCTTGCCACTACGGCAACTCCCGCAAGTGCTCTGACTTGGGCAGAGTTCTGGGAACCTTTCCAGGATGATCACCATCATCATGTACATGTAGAAAGGTCGTACTATCATGTTCCTAGACGTAGACATTGCTTTGACTACGTTCAACATGAAGAGTACATCCCAGGCGATTACAGTCGCAGCGGTAGGTACAGACCAGGTTGGGTTCGTAGATGGACGGAGCGTGTACCAGTAAGGTGCAAGCATCACCATCATCACTAGACCCATATATTATTTGACTTTTGGTTTCAAATATCGGCGGAAAAAAATTCGGGGTATTTTTTCGCCCCCAGGGTTTTTCAACAATTTATCATGACACACTATAAACCTTATTCACCAGAATGGCACAGATACCGCAATCTTAAGGAATCGATCGAATCGTACCTTAACGAGTATGTGGCATCTGATGTCATCTGCGCTGACATCCTTGATATTCTCGAAGATCGTCGTGCAACTGCAGAGGGTGAAGTCAGTCGTATGACTGATATGATTGATCAGTTAAATCAACCTAAATAGTCCTGACTAAGAAGGTTTTTATGCTTTCAACTCAGTATCGACTCCGACTGGAGTCTATTTGCAGGTGTATTGCAAACTCAGAGACGGTTCCTATTGAGGACATGATCTGGGCAGAAAAACTTGCCAAAGCACATACCACCGCTCGCGATTGGTTAAAGCAAGCAAGAAGACAGGCATCACAAAACATCCAGGAGGGATCCATGGATGATTTTATGAATAAGATGGGAATTGGTGACCCCGACCCATCTAATCATAAAACGGGGTTTGAGGGTGCAGATGAAATAGTGGATTGGTTCCAAAGAGACAAACCAGACGATTGGAGGCAACGTGATTGACGGCGCAGCGGTAATTTACAGCAACGGCAGTCAAGAATGTGATAGAATCGCCTCACTCCTTAAACATCTAGGGAGTGAGTTTTTGGAATATAGACTAAATCAGCATTTTTCGCAAAAAGCGTTTGAAGCAGAATTTGGTTCCGAAGCAACGTATCCTCAGGTTACGTTGGGATCACGTCACATTGGCAATTTGAAAGAAACACTACAATACTGCAGTGATAAAGGTTATTTCTTATGACTAAAAAGCAATTCGTGAACAGTAAAGGCGACACATGGGAATGGGATGATAATCCCACTTTAGAAGCATTCAGAGAGAGACATGACTACTCCAAATTGGCAACACCACTCAAACAAAAACCCCAAAAGAAAGCTTAAACCACAAGCACTTCGTAGTGCCAAGGCAAGAAGAAAAGCACTCCTCAGGAAACTGAAGAGTGCTTCTTTTTTTAATATCCTCCGCCGTATCCGCCAGAACTACCGCTAGAACCACTAGATCCAGAACTGCCACTGCTGCCACTGCTGCCACTGGAACTACTAGAAGAACTGCTGCTGGAACTGCTCTCGCTGCTACTACTGCTGCTGGTAGACGACGTATCCGTTGTTCCAGCATATACGCCAGAATCGGTAACTGTGCCTGATGCTTCCTGTTGCTGAGCAACCGTAAATGCTACATTTGCACCCGCCTGAGTTGTTGCAAACTCTCTATCACCATAATCCGCCTCTGACGCCTTCTTCGTAACTGCCACACGACCAATATCGCTAGAATAGACAGTTTTGTCAGTTAGGTAGGATTCGTCGATAACACTAAATGTCTTTTTAAGGTCATCTTCGTCAACTTCGTCATTTGGTAGATATTCGACCAAATCAGTAAATTCAGAAATAAAGTTAGCAAGATATGCTGGTTTCAAAAGGTAGATATTACGTTTATAGTCATTTTCTGCCAATTCGTAGTCATAATTAGAAACAGGTTTTACCTTATCATAGTAAACTCTACCCTCTGAGTCTGTATATTGAAAATTTGCATTTACTTGAATACCAGCATCAAGAAGTAGATCTCCCTGAGGACTTCTAATCTCTACAGTTTCATAATGGTGAATAACAGCAGGATTTTGTTTATATTTTCTTTCCACGTAATCCATCAACTCAGATTCACTCATTGGCCACTCATTATAAATGTTGATGACGTTGTTGGCGAGCAAAATAACCCAATCTAGTTTAGGATCACCATATGCTTTTTCAGCGACGTTATCAGGTCTCTCATTACCCTGTACAGAGTATTGTTGGAAACCAAGAAGAGCACCGCTCAAATCATCTCTGATTTTAATACGACGAAATAAGTTCTTCGCCTGAACATAGGGATCTACTCCCTGTTTGCGAATACTATCCAAACGCACATATACGTTTGGCAGATAAGAAAAATAATTACTCATTGATCAGTAAGCATATCTCTGGTGAGGAAGGCGGTTTCGTCGAACTGAAGAGTTAGATCGTACGCCGAAGGACCATAATCATAGTCATCATTGTCACCTGTAGCACCGTTTCTGAGTGTGTTCAGTTGACCGTCAGGAGTCATATTGACTGACATATTAGTCAGTACAGTTTTAGTGGGGAATTTCATCATGAAGGACAACGTTTCTGGTTTGTCCATCTTGTCAGAAACCTCATTACCATTGTTTTTGTACCTTACGATACTCAGTTGGAAGAAGTCTGGGATCGTGAGCCATCTATCACCTCTTCCAGCTCCGCTATCAATAGCAGTAAATAAATCACCCTGACCTCCAGAAGAACCGTTCTTCCCAGGTAGCATGGATACACGGAGTGTTTGTATAATCTTTGTAATCGCAACAACATCTTCGGGACTCCTCGGTGCAAGTCTAAACGTAAAGTTATGCTTCCTATAGTCCGTACCTTGGAATGTTGTCTCTTCGTACGGGTTTAGAATTGCTTTTGCTGAGAGAGCAGTGATGTCATTGAATGACAAGTTAGTTTGCCCTAAGTTAGCGAGGTTTACACCTGATGCGGCAACCTGACCAGCAAGTTGCGACTTGAGTTGTTCAGCTGCAGATGATATAGTATTACCAATATCACTTGTACCATCCTTAATACCTTTCATTACTGCTTGACCACCACCGCCAACGGCGACCTGGTTGTATCTAGTAGTATATGTTTCGGTTAGACCTGCAGGAAGGTACAAATATATTGTTTCTTTCGCTCTACCAGAGGACGTGCGCCCTGGTCCACCACCCCCTATATAACTGTAAGGGTTGTTAGACTTGGAGTCATAAATATCAATTTTAAGGTAATCCATCGCTTGCGTTGGAAAAGACATATCGTCTCCTACCGCTTCGCGACTACCATTTGATGTTGTTCCTACTGGTTTTACCCTGGGAAATACTAATGCCATGAGTTATACTGGAAAATACAGACCATCGCATCCACAAAAATATAAAGGTGATCCCACAAATATTATTTATAGGAGTTTGTGGGAAAGAAAGTTCATGGTCTGGTGTGATAAAAACGACAATGTATTGGAGTGGGGCAGTGAAGAAATCATTATTCCATATGTATCTCCTGTTGACCGTAGGGTTCATCGCTATTTTCCAGACTTTTACGTCCGAGTCAGAACACGGAGTGGAAGGACTGAGAAGTTCATTATCGAAGTTAAACCCAAAAGGCAAACTGCTCCGCCGAAAAGACAAAAGAGGGTCACGAAGAAATACTTGTCAGAAGTGAAAACTTATGCAGTGAATGAAGCGAAGTGGAAAGCAGCAGAAGAATACTGTGCTGACCGCCGCATGCAATTTATGATACTCACCGAAAAAGAACTAAAGGTATGAGCGTATACACAGACGTTATCGCCCGTCAGGGAGACACACGTAAAAGCAAACCATGGTTTAGGGATAATGTAAGAGCACTCCTGGAACCTCTGGATGGCATGCCTGCATTTGGTGATGTCGTGTTCTATTCATATCAAGCAGAATACGCCGATAAACTAAAATTCTGGGATAAGTACCCGATGACACTTATCACAGACGTTGATGTAAGTCAGAATAGATTTGAAGGTGGTAATCTACACTATTTAAGACCTACAAATAGGGTTGCAGTAGGTAAATCTATCAAAGCGGGTGCTATTTCATATCCTCGCCGCTGCCATCATAAATACTTAATATCTAATGCTAGTGGATTCTATAAGGTCCCTAGGGAAGAATTAGAAGATATTGGCAAACTGCCACTAGAGCAGTTCGTTAGCACTGTTATGGGTCGAAGTATCGACATACCCAGTTCATTTGTTTGGAGTCGTTTATAGTGGCATTTACCACACCTAATTCATTTACTGAATTTATGCAGTGGGTACGCACAGGTGGTGCGGAACCTGCTCGTTCTAATCTATATTCAGTTTTCTGCGGATTTCCTGCTATTATCCGAGATCGTCCTACCTATGATTTCCGTAAGTGGTATGAGTACGTCAACTTTGCTGCTGATGATGTAACTGTACCCAGCAGACAGGTAACTACTGGTGAAGTTAGGGATCATGGTATCTCTAGAAAATATGCAACTGGACAGGTTAACTCACCCATCACGATCTCATTTTTGATCACAAAAGATCTCTGGTTGAGACAGATCTTTGAGCAGTGGATGCTAGAAACCGCAGGTGATCAGGAGAACCGTGTTGGTTTCTATGATCAATACACTACGAATATTCTTATTCAAAAGTGGGAATTGGGTAGTAACGTTGTATATCGAGACCAGTCAAAAGGTGGACCTGTTGCATCGGCACCTACTACACGTTTGAACAGAGTTACAGGTGTGTGGCAACTACTAGGTGCATTCCCCACCAATATTAGTGTCATGCAACTAAACAATGAAAGCACGACCATTATGAAGATGGACGTTGAGTTTGCATACGAGAGGTATCGTTTTGACACTGTTCTAGAAAATATAGGATGGGCAAACCAACCTGATAAGTTTATCGATAGATTTAGTGGTATATCTAAACTTCTTGGTATCGATGGTCTCGGTGGAGACACAGAGCAATCCGAAGTAAATGACTTTGGAATTTAACGTCTAAATAACTTTATGACATTGTGAATAATTATGCCATTACCGAAGTTAGCAATTCCTGAATACGAGTGCACGTTGCCCGTAACAGGACTGAAAGTTAAGTATCGTCCTTTCTTGGTAAAAGAAGAAAAACTTCTCTACCTCGCCATGGAATCTCAGCAAGAGAAAGAAATGGTGAACGCAGTGAAGACAATTATCAAGAACTGCACTGACTTGAAGAAAAACCTGGACAAACTACCAACCTTTGAGATTGAATACATCTTTCTCCGCATTCGTGCAAAAGCAGTTGGTGAAATTAGTGAATTCGTGGTTACGTGTCCTGATGATAACAAGACGACTGTAGATGTAAAACTACCTCTGCAGAATATCGAAGTTACCATTCCTGAGAACCACACAACACACATTGATCTTGACGGCAAGATCAAAATGGAGATGAAGTATCCTTCTATGGACTTCTTTATTGACTCCAACATGAAAGATGAACCATCTATTGAAGATATGTTCAAACTTTCTGCTCAGTGTATCGATAAGATCTACGATGAAGAAGAGATCTATGATTCTTTCACTCTGAAGGAAGCACAAGACTTTATCGAAGGTTTGAACTCTGAACAGTTCCAAAAGGTTCAACAGTTCTTTGATACGATTCCCAAACTTCGTCATGATCTTGAAGTAGAAAATCCTAAGACGAAAGTCGTGAGCACTATCCCACTGGAAGGTCTCGCCGCTTTTTTCGGATAGCACTGATGCATGATTCTCTGTTGAATCTGTATCAAGTCAATTTTGCTCTGATGCAACATCACAAGTACAGTCTAACTGAACTTGAAAATATGATGCCTTGGGAACGTGATGTATATGTGAACTTACTTCTTGCTCACCTCAAAGAAGAGGAAGCAAGACAAAAGGCTCAACAACGTCAATCGATGTAAATGGCAAAACTTAAAGTCAGAAGTTATGTTGCTGTACGTCCTCCTCAGGACCGTACAGGACTTTCTGTTGGCTTTACGCAGAACATTCAGAGAACCAATCGCATTGGTGCAAGTTTAACTCATATTGGTGAACAACTCACCGCATTCAATACACTTCTAGAGTTTCAGACACAATATCTTAGTGAGAAGGGTCAGGAACATGCTGAGGTTATTACTAAAACTTCTAAGACAGAACTAGAGCGTCGTAGAGAATTAGCAAGAGTAGAGAGAAAAGATACAGGAAGAGAAACGGATGATGCTGCTGAGGCACAAGTTGAGGCAGAACCCACAGAAGAAGATAAGAAGGGTGTCGAAGAAAAGGTAAAGAAAGAGAAAGGCGGAAGACTCAAGGGATTCTTGTCTATTTTCAAAGGTATCGGTAATCTACTGTTACCACTGCTGGCACAACTAGGACTGTTTGCCGCATTAGATTGGATTGCAAAGAATCCAGAAAAAGTCCAGAACATGATCAACTTCATCACTGGGTGGGTGAAGTTTGGATGGAAGATATTAAGTTTTGGAGTCAACTCTCTATTTGATGGTATCACTAAGGTATTCGGTGGTGATCCGAATAAGTCTGCTGGTGAACGTATCTGGGAGGGTGTTACAGGCATCGGTCAGATGTTTGTTGGCATTGCCTCTATTTGGGCAGCGTCCAGAGTATTTTTCCCATGGAAGTTAGTTAAAGACTTCCGTAGATTGTCGATGCTGTTTGACATCTTCAATCAGGACCAGGGTGGTCAAGACGGACAAGGTAGAACAAACAGACAAAACCGACAGAGACAAAAAGGTAGAACTAGAAACGCATCCAAGGAAGCACGTAAGAGATACCAAAGAAGATTTGGTGACAAAGCAGCAAAGAACCGTTTCAAAGGCAAGGTAGGCGGTCGTGGAGGACTAGGAAAACTCAAGGGTAAAGTCGGCAAGCTGATGAAGAAATTCAGCGGCGGACTTAAAAAACTTGGAGGAGCAAAAGGATTAACCAAACTCGCAAAGGTCGGTGCGGGTGCAATGTCAATCATGTCTGGTCTGGGAGCATATCAGGATGCATTGGCAGCAGGCAAAACAAACACAGAAGCGATTGGACGCGGCGTTGGTGTAGCAGCAGGTGGTCTTGCTGGTGCTGCTATGGCTACAGCATTGTTAGGTCCGTTTATTGGTCCTTTGGCACCTATTCTCGGTTCTATGATCGGAGAGTGGGCAGGTGGATGGTTAGGTGAGAAGTTGGCACCTCTGGTAGAGGGTGCATTCAAAGGTATATCTAAATTCTTCGTCAATATACGAGAGTGGTTGAAAGAGAATACTCTCAAGATGATTGATGGTGTTCTAAAGTTCTACCAACCTTTCTTGGACTGGATCGTTGGATTCTTAGACTTTATACAACCAGCAATGGACTGGTTGAAGAGGTTTAATGATTTTGTATTCAGTGCTGCTATTGATACTATTATTAAAGGTATCAAGATGGTATTGGGTGGTGCCCAGTTTATTGCCGATAAAGCAGGAAAGGCATGGAACTGGTTGACAAGTCCATTTAGAGAGGAAGGTGGACCTGTTGAACGTGCTGGTGGTGGTGCTGTTAAGAAAGAGAACGAGAGAAATAAGAAATATCTCGAACCTACAGTGGTTAAACCACAAGCAAAGGATCCCATGCGAGATTGGGATAAGTTCGCTGCTGGTGGTGAATTTAAGAATGGTCAGTTACCAAATGAAGCACTTGCTGACATTGGTAATGGTCACAAACTAGCGAAGAGCATCGCGCCTCAATTTAAGGCGATGATGGAAGCAGCGGCGGCAGATGGATTCAAGATGGGCACTGCCTTTAGAATCAATTCATCTTATAGAACATATCAAAGACAGCAAGAACTGTATAACGAACTTGGACCTGGAACTGCTGCATATCCTGGAACATCTAATCATGGTTTGGGTCGTGCTGTTGACTTGTGGTATACAAACGGTGCATATAAGTGGTTGAGACAGAATGCTGGTAAGTTTGGATTTACTCAGATCCCTGGATATGAGACTGATAATCCTGATGGACATGAAGCATGGCACTGGGAGAACTTGACTGGTGCTGGTACAACTAAGAAGGTTGCAACATCAGGTGCACAGGCAAGCACTGTATCCAATAGAAAGGTAGGACAGCAGGCAACACTGAAAGGTAAACCTGTTGTTTGGGATGGTAGCAAGTGGGTACCTGAGACTGCTAGTAATGAAACCATGAAGGGTAAAACCTACGCATCTGAAGCAAGAAATATGGGTCAAGGTGACTCATACTTCCAAGGACTTGAGAATGCAGTAGGTGGTATTCAGTATTCTGACGGTGCTGCCCTAAATAAGACTGGAAGTCTCCCTGCAATTTCTTCTGCAAGTATTGGTGCCTCTATAGATCGCCAAATGAGCGGCAGTCATGCAATCGTTATGCTACAACAAGTGAACCGCCAAGGACAGAATGCGGCATCCATGCCCATGCTCGTAACACGTCCTAACCCATCACCCCTGATTAACCGCTGCTGATGGCAAAACCAACAACATCCGTACCAAGAGCTAAACTGTATAAGATGATCTCCACAAAGGGGATCTCTAAATCAGCAGTTTCAAATGCAAATGTAGACCAGATGGTCACAGTTCAGAATGCTGGATTCACTAAGATGGGATCCGCTCTGAATAGTATTGGTGCGTCTGTTAATAGTATTGGTGTCATGTTGCAGAGCATGACAGAAACATTTAAGTCAGGTATCTCGGCACAGATTCAGTCTGCTGATAGTATTGTAAATGCAGAGAAGGATGCAGCAGATGATAAGGCAGCAGCAGATAGAGCAGATTTAAGAGCAAAGAAGAAAGAAGAAGGTAGACAGGCAGATGATCTCGCTGAGGCAGAGGTAGAAAAACCAAACCTTGCTAGACGTGTAGGATTTGCTGCTGGATATGTCACAGGTAAAGTTGCATCAGGTATTGCAGGATTCCTCGCCAGTCTAGGTAAACTATTCATGGGACTGGTTGGATTCGCTGCACTAGATTGGATAGCGAAGAATCCAGATAAAGTACAAAAGATCATGGATGTGGTGGGTAAGATCGCTACATTTGTATGGAATACTGCTAAGTTCTTAGCAGGTTTCGCACTTGGTGGTCTGTCTGATTTCATGGAGAATCCCACATCCTTAAAAGGATTGTTGGGTATTGGTAAGTTCTTCTTAGTATTGGCAGGTATCTTTGCTGGTCCTGCACTTGCTAAGTTGGGACTGAAACTACTCCTCAAGGGTGGTATTAAGTTTGTTGTTAAACCCGTACTTCTGCTACTGAAAAACGTAGCAAAGATGTTATTCAACTTTGGTAAGATTGCTGCCAAAGGTGTATTCAAGGCAGGTAAGTTCTTAATTAAGAACCCTAAAGCAGCATTACTTACTGGTGCTGCCGTTGGTATTGGTACCTTGGCATATAACATGTTCAAGGGTAAAGGTGATGAAGAGGGTGAACCCACCGTCGAGAACGACGAAGAGGGTATGGATGATTATGGTGGAAATCTCTTCGACACAGATGAAGTTCTCTCCACACTAGATCTTGATCCAAAAGAATTAGCATCACTGCAAGAGAAAGCACTTGCAGATAAGTTGATGTATTCTGCTGATGAGATCAAGGCGAAGGCAGAAGAAGATTCAGCAGCATCAGCAGCAGAGGTTAAGGGTGCAAAAGGTCCGATTGGATCGGCACTTAGTTTTGTAGTTGAACCTATCAAACAACTGTGGTCAGGTGTGTCCGACATGTTTGGTAAGGTTACTGGACAACTGAAAGAACAGTTTGATGGTGCAATGGGATTCTTTGGTGAGGTATTCACCAAGGTTGGTTCGTTCTTCTCACCATATGTTGATAGACTTAAGAAGTTTGGTGCTGATGCACTAGAACTGATTCTGGCACCGTTCTTCAAAATGTTTGAAGCAGTCCAGAAAATTATGGAAGTCTTCCAAAAGGATGACGACACAGGCAATAAGGAAGGTAAGGCGAAGGGTGGATATGTATCAAGAGCGAAGGGTGGATGGATTACTGGTCCTCAGTCTGGTTATCCTGTATCACTAGATGGCGGTAGGTCAACATCATTCATTGGTCATGGTACAGAATGGGTAGGATATAAAGGATTTGCAAGCGGTGGTGCATTTGTCGTACCATTTGACACTCCTGCTACCAGAGCGAACCCTGGACTTACAGGTCAGCGTATGGGTGAGGCAGCGCGTGGTGGATTTAATCTCCCAGGATTTGCTGCTGGTGGTGAATTAAACTTTGCTAAGGACATGATCAAGATCCATGAAGGATTGAGATTAGATGTATATAAGGACAGCAGAGGTTTCCCCACAGTTGGTTATGGTCACCTGATTGATGCTGGATCACCAGCAGATGTCAGAGGGATGGGTATTGGTCAAAAGATCACTAAGTCTCGTGCTGATTCGCTGTTTGATGAAGATTTCAAGCATCATGAGACGCAGGCACGTAATATCCCTGGATATAAGAAGGCATCTGCACAACAGAAAGCAGCACTGATTGACCTGACATTCAACATGGGTCCTTCTTGGTATCAAGGATTCCCTAAGTTTGTATCATACTTTAAGAATGGTGATTATAATAAAGCAGGTGAAGAACTCAGAGACAGTGCATGGTACGGTCAAGTCGGAAGACGTGCTGAACCTATCATCAGTCTGATCAAAGGTAAGGGTACGGGTGATGCAAAACACCTTTCCAATCTTGGTGCACCACAACATAGCACTGGTTCAACTATCACCGCACAGCAACAGAGACAAGACGAACGTATCGAGACAGCAGCAAGCAAGGGTGCTGATACAGCAGAGGTAGCAGCACTTCCTCCTGTTGATGTACCACCACCAGTTGATCAGGGTCCACCACCCCTGCCACAACTCATTGGTCTACCACAAAGGGAGCAAGCGGCAACTAAATACATGATACCGAGGTTTGGTCTTATGCAGGAGCACACGACCCCACCAGCACTGTTATCATAATCAATGTCAGCAGCAAAAGGATACGAACTGAAAGATTTGACCATCACACTCCCTTCAGGGCAGAATGGTGGTGGAATTACGAATGCATTGTCAGATAAGTTCAAGAAAGATAAGAAGAACTCATTTGACATCAGGCAACTTGCTGCGGAATTTATTTGGTACGAGTCAATCGACTCACCATTTTGTAGATTAGATATATCTATCATTGAATCTGTTGACTTCATTAACTTCCTCAGAGGTGGTGAGATCGTACACCTTGAGATAGTTACAGATGCATCTAAAGGTACAGCATTGAAGTGGACAGGGCAAGTATTTAAGATTGCTAGTGTAACGAAAACAGAGAGAACGTCTTCTTACATTTTGCATGTTGTTAGCACAGAGTCATTTAATAATGAAGTGAACCGTGTGTTTGGTTCCTTTGGTCCTGCTACAAAAGATAGAGACAGTATTCCCAAGTACGTTGTCAAAGAATTTTTGAAAGGTGGAAAGAAAATTAAACATGATGGTGCTATAGAAAATTGTTCTAAAGTTAATTTTGTTTCACCTAACTGGAGACCTGTTGATCTTATCAACTACCTATGTGATAAGGTAACTCGCTCTACATCTGGAAAGGGATCAAAAACACAGTCTGGATTCTTATTCTTTGAAAACAGAAAAGGATTCAACTTTAAGAGCATCGATGGTATGTGTGAGCAGAAAGAAATTGGTGTCGTATATACCTACGAGCAGTCAAACGTTGGTGAGCAGGACTCTGAGAGGAATATGTACCTCATCAACAACCTCGCATATCCTGATAGAACTAACATCTTAGAAAAACTAAGAGTTGGTGCTGTGAAGAATGTGACTCAGGGTATCATGCTCCCTATCATGACACGATCTGCGGTTTCACAGGATACTAGCGGTGGTGGAGGTGGAACAATTACTGGACCTCGTGAGTCAGTGCTCAGTAAATTGTTCGGCAAGATGTCCACACTGGAGAAAGGTAATCCTCTTGCATTGATGAAGGAGTATGAGGAGTTTTTCCCATCAAGAACAAAATTAAGAATCCTACCTGGTCTTAAAGATCAGAAAGAAATAAACGGTCAACCTGCTGGTGATCCTAACGCTGGTGCTGCAACTGCTGACGCTGACACTCTAGAAGTCGGAACATATGCTGCTGCCAGATATTCTATGATCCGTGCAGTGTGTCTCCGTATTCAAGTCGCAGGCAACACAGCGATTGCTGCTGGCGATGTTTTGAGCGTCATAATCCCTCTTGGTAAAGGTGATAACGGTAAGGTTCAGGAAGATAAGAACTATTCAGGTAAGTATTTGGTAGCAGGTTTATCACATACATGGAATAAAGAAGGGGTAACCACCACCTTGGAATTAATTAGGGATAGCGTTCGTAAATAAATAGTTTTGTACATTGCGTACGTTTCACATGGAAAATATCGAACAACACATCCAGAAGGATAAAGAAATCCTTCAAGACCCAACAACTAACCCCCAAATGCGTCGTCACGTCGAAGGAGAACTTCGCGAATTGGAGGAGTATGCTGAGAACCATAAGAAAGAGATCGAAGCAGGTGACCATCACGATCCTACCTTCCTTGAACTCTATTGCGATCAGAACCCGTCAGAACCCGAGTGTTTAGTATACGAAGATTGATATGAATCTTATTTGTAATTTGCCCTCTCAAAAAGTCTGGGTACGGAAAGAATACCTTAGAGATCTACAGGATGGTTATGGTGAATTTGTAGAAGGCGTCTGGGTGACTGCAAAGTCAATCCCAGGGAGGGCATTTTACTTTGAGACATATCTACCTGAGTATGGGGCACTGTATGACAAGTTACCCATCAGTGCGTTTCTATCGAGACCTGAGATCCCTGAAGTTGACATGAACATCTACAACCTACAGTTCTGGAACTGTATGGATTATGGTGTAACGGCGATGAACAAAGGTTTTATCACGTCAATGGATGCTGAGGTAAGAACTCGGAATCATGGAACAATGCGTGGTCATTACCTATTCACATTAGATAACTACCACGCAAATATCGACGTAGTTGATAACAACGTCAGCGAGACCCCAGCAGAACATAAGTCACACAACTGTATTGAACTAGAGAACGGGCAGTTTTGCTTGTATCCCAACAATAGAATGAGACTATATGATCTGTCAATTACACCAGAGACACCAAAGGTACCTGATTTTAAGGTGAGCACGATTGAATATGAGGTGGAAAATGGTGCAAATTGGGGACGACTTGGCAACACAGACGACTATTTTTGGAGCACTGAATCCGAACAGAAAGGGCTTGACAACGACTCTGAAAACCAATACAATCTAACACTGTAAGGGTTCGACGAGATGTCTTTAGAGCTATTAGAGATTGATGCACCCAAGTCTTTTATTGCAGGTGCAAAGATCGATCCATCCGTGTGCGATGGAATGATTGAGTTCTTTAATACATGCGAATATCTAGATAAAGAACCAGGTCAATCTGGTGGTGGTGTTGATAAGTCTGTAAAAGATTCGACCGACATGACAGTTCCCGTTCACTTACGGGACTCTAGAGTAGAAGCATATATTGAACAACTGGCACATGTAACCATGGCATATATCGAACGTTATCCTGGGTTCGGTAAGATGGCATGGGATTTGGTGGCACCATTTAACATACAGAGGTATGAACCAGGCGGAGGTTATTTCGCCCTACATACAGAGAAGATGTCTGCTGCACCTGAGGCGACTAATCGTGTCATGGCGTGGATGACTTATTTGAATGATGTTGAGGAAGGTGGACACACATATTTCCCAACACAACAAGCAAAGATCAAACCTGTAAAGGGATTGACTCTTCTATGGCCAGCAGATTGGACGCATCTCCATCAAGGCATAGTGGCACCAAATGAAACTAAAATGATTGTTACTGGATGGTATGACTACGTGGGAACAACTGATACAAGGACACTATTGCAACAAGAGACAAGCGCAGAGTAATCCTGCTCTATGGCCTCATATATTATTGAGGAACACACTTATCTCTGATAATGTGATAGAATTGAAGTCTTGGTATAAGTATCAAAGTGAGGCGGAAGTCTACGGACAATTCCATCTCACATTTCGTTATGATGATGACGGTAATGTACACACTACATCCGTAAATCAAAAAACTGGTGAACAAGCATGTCCTTGGGTATGGGGATATAATCTTGGTTACTGGTGGGGTGAACCCGACGGCGATTGTATTATTGGTAATAATCAGATATTGTCTCAAGTACGTTTTAATGGACAGGTATATCTTTCACGGGATACTGCACTAGATAAAGTGACAGGTGAGTTCCGATGGGGTAAACCACTAAATGAATCGGGTGAGTTTGAATTCATTCGCATACCAGACTAAATACTAAAAAACATTTCATTCGATGGAAGGTCTCCAAGGTTATAAAACTGATTTCGCGGGTCGTGACGGATTCGTGTGGTGGATTGGTGAAGTTGAGAACATCGACGACCCTTCCCAGTTAGGTAGAGTTAAAGTTCGTATTATCGGTTGGTATACTGGTAATAAGAGCAATGAAGGCGCGGACTCATATACTAAAACACTTCCCACTGAAAACCTTCCGTGGGCAACTGTATTGCTGCCAACAGATAAACCGCAGACAAAGAACGCTGGTACAACAACTGAGTTGCAACCTGGTGCATTTGTTATGGGTTTCTTCCTTGATGGTGAAGAAGCACAGTTACCTGTTGTTATGGGATCCTTCCGTGGTTTCCGTCAGGCAGATGAACAGTCTTCCGCAACTGGTAAAGGAAAGGGAGCACAGGAAACTACAAAGGCAACAACTATTGCTGCCATTGATAACGCTGCTAAGCACGAGACTGATACTCCCCAGCAGAAGACAATGGTCGGGGAGAAGAACCATGGTGGTGCATCCTTTGCTAAGGGCACCGATGCTGTTGCCGATCCTCAAGGTCAACAAGAGGAAGCACGGGGTGCTGGTGTGTCTGTCGCTGAGGCAATCACCCCAGGTAACGCAGTATCAAACCCAATCAAACCACCTGTAGAAAAACAAGAGATTGCTGACGGTGCACAAGGTCCAGCAGGTGATGGTTTTGCAAACGGTCTGACACGTATGCTCACTGAGATGGGCAACATGGCAGCAGGTCTTGCTACATCTAGTGATGGTCAATTCATCTCTATGATCACAGGTCACAAAGTGAATGGTGACAAGATCTTAGAACACCTAGGTAAGATTGCTAACTATATTTCTAGTGCTATTGCTGGTATCCTTGCACCTCTCAAGGAATTCTTGGCAGAAGCAATTCAAGCAATGATCTCTGCGATCACTAAATTTATTTCTAAGTTCGTGCCGCTGAGTGTTATTCTTGGTCTTTTAGATCTGCTATCACTTATCCTAGATCTATTCTGTATACCACACCCACAGTGGTTGAGTTTAGTACAGAGTGCATTAACGGACTCCACGGCATTTGCTGACCAAATTGTCGGCATGGTTGTTAACAAGGTTAGTAGTATCACATCTAAGATTGCATCTAAGGTGCAAGGTGTTACTGATAAAATTCTTGGTAGCATTACAGATGCAATCTCTAAGGCGCGTGACGTAGCAAAAACAGTTGTATCTGCTATCACTACAGCAAAGAATGCAATCGAAAATATTGGTAACTTAGTTAATAATTTGAAGTCATTGTTTACTATTGACTTCTCTAAGATGGACTTCGGTTCTATCATTGCAATTATTAAAGCAATTCTGGGAATGTTATTCCAGAAGGATTGCGGGAGGAAGATTAAGAAACCGAAGTCGAAGGCGTGGTATCCTCTGCTGGGATCCACGGAGTGTGATGATGTATCTACATTTATCTCTGGTGCTGCACTTCCTACTGGTGTTAAAGAGTGGAAGGAATCACCAAAAGATAATGCTGGTTATATTGACGGACTCTTCCAAAATATTAACAACAGGGTCATGGAGGTTCAATCCTTCCTTGACGGATCTCGTGTCCTTCATAATGCTACAAAGGGTAAGGAGTTCTTTGCTCAGCAGGGTCCTGGTGGTGTATCTTCCTTTGAGGATAACCAAGGTAACAAGCACACTAACGTCCCAAATAATGAGACAAAGATCATTGCTCGTGACAAGTGTGAAACAATTAAACAGAACTTGTGTGTCAACGTTGATGGTGATTACTACCTGAAGGTTGCTGGTAACTGGCATATTGAAGTGTCAGGTGCAATCAATAGCAACCAAGCAAATGGTCCTCAGTCATCTTCAGAGGGTTCTACTGCTAAAGATGTTGGTGCTGGTACATCTGATTCTGGATCATCTACTGCTGGCGGTAGTACAGATACATCATCTAGTAATACTCAAAGCATGATTCTTAGTGCTACCGATTTGGTCAGCATGAAAGGTAGAATCGAATCACTGGAAGAACGTATTGCTAGAGAAGATGAAGAATTTTATTCTAATCTGAAACCAATCGCAACTCCTAATGGTGTTGGCGTGTGTACTCCTAAGATGAGATACACCAATCTGGCAACAAAGACTGATGATGATAACGAGCAAAAGTCTGCTAATCGTCAGAATGGTGACCACGACATCGCATATAGTGGTGACGTTAATATTCAGGGTAACCAAGTTAGTATCACTGCTATCTCTAACTTGAAACTGAATGCTAACCAGATCAAGGCAGAAGCATCAAACATGAACTTCACCGCTGGTGGTGAGATCATCTATGAGGCAAACTGGATTACATCATTCTTGTCTTGTGGTCGTTTTGAGTTTATCGCACTATTCAATCCACTGTCTGCACTGTCAGGTCAGTTCAGTATTGTTAAGGGTGCCATCATGGATGTGACAACTGACACACCAGGTGTCGGTATGCCTGCTGCACAGGTTCGTATGTCACTAGCAACACAGTCACCCACAACCATTGCTGACATCATCACAGGTTCCACATCAGGTGTCCACTTCACATTTGTGGCGTCTCCTACTGGTGGTATCGGTGAGATCGTCGCTTCTGGATCTGGTGCCATCATCAACCAAGTCTCCACAGGTGTGGCATCATACGGCGTCGGCACTGGTTTCATGGCAACTGGTTGTGCTGTTGGACCCCACCAAGTCTATGGCTTGCCATTGCTCCTGAATTGATGTATGATGTTGGGGTACCAAACAACCCCAGCATCCATGAGCAACGAGACTTATGTCGAGCACGTCTGGTTGAACATTTCCAAGCGTGAGGTAACCATCCTAGATAATGAAGGTTACGAAGAAAAGATTACTTGGAAGTTTGACGAGGAAGGTGCACAAGGATTCTTCGAGACCTTGACCTCTATCAAAGACAACGTACCTGAAGAACAGTTCGCTATTGTATACTCATGATGAATGGAAGCGTTATTGAAGTAACAGAACAAGAAGCACAAGAGAATTTTGAATTTCTCTTTGCACTTGTAGAAAGGGGAAATACTATCAAAATTGTACGAAAAGGTGGTAACGTTCTCATGGTACCCGTACCTGAGAGAGAAAAACTGCAAATGCAGCAGAACTTTCCACCTGTCCCAGGCGTAGGTAATCTACCTGTAGATCCCGCCGAATTTGTCGATCCTATTGGAACCCGTGATTATGTCAACGAACAACTCAGCGAAATGCAGAAAGAACTTGAATCTTGACATCAAGTTGTGGTTCAGTCCTATTATGAATGAGTATCACTGGACTCTTATTACATACGAGACTGACATGCATGCTGGGACAGCACCAACTGTCGAAAAAGCATTAGCAGATGTTCATGCCACTATTGAACATGTGATGCATGAAGAAAATGCTAAGATCCACACCTAAATAATTTCGGTAGGAAAATTTTCGATGGTTAAGTACAAGATTCACAGCGGGTATGGACTCCTGATCAATCTTGAGGGGGACGAAAAGCAAGTCAACTTCTGGTTTATCAATGGAGTTCCGTTTACATTTGACGAAGTACCCGAATTCTGGACTACAGAAGATTTACCAGAAGAACCATTACCAAACTGTAAGTATCACATCGAAGATCTATATCACTTCAGCAATTATTTGATTCTTGAAGAGTGCCACCCTCTCTTGTTTGAGATGGAGGAATTGATTGAGAATTTTCAAGACATACCATATTAACCGCCAAATTAGCTCAGTTGGATAGAGCAACGGTTTTGTAAACCGTAGGTCGTCGGTTCAAGTCCGACATTTGGCTTCCGTGTGAAGGAAGGCTACAGACCTGGGGAATTTATCGAGACGACTTGACAAACTCCCCCCACTGTTCTATTATTAGTACATCGGAGGAACCACATGACACTCGAACAACGACTTCTACGCTTAGAACACTTGCTCCTCGATTGTCGTGCAAAGGTTTCCCGTCTTCAAAATCCAGATCATGACGGTTATACCACCGAAGAGATCCAGGCGCAGGACTTTGAAGCACAGTACAACACGTTGTGGTATGACAACGTGATCAATCAACACACAAAAAATGACTGAATTTAACTATGATGCTGTCCGTCACCAGTTGGTGACTGCTGCTGCCGAACTAAAGTCTAATGGACATGACGTTCGTGCAATCCTTGAAGACTGCGGTGTATTCCGTAAGGTCAACAAGTATCGTGAACTATCAGTTGATGGTCTCCTTAAAGAGTATTACCTCAAGGATGACATCCAAGAGATCGACACCCCTAACTATGTGAAGAAGTGGGGTGCTCCTGCTACCTGCCGTGGTAACATCTACAAGCGTGGTGTTGACGGCAAACCTGACAAACTCATCCGTGGTGCATGGAATGGTGCTCTCACCTATCGCATCTGCACTGTGACTGGTGTCAACCAGCAGGGTGAGCGTGTACAACGTGGTATTCAGTATCATACTGTTGCTTTCGCTCTCGCTAATGGTCGCTGGCCTGAGACACCTGTTGTTGACCATCTTGATGACAACAAGTTGAACAATGGCAGTGACAATCTCACTGAAAAAGACTACACTACTAACCAGTGGCAGCGTAAAGCAAACCTCGCAAAACAGCAGGGGTGACTCTTGTATAAATATACAAGAAGACTTAGTGCTTATTCGTAGTGGCAACCAAAAGAATATCTCAACTTGATACTATTGCGGATGGGTTGGTGACTGGCGAGGCAGTGTTGCCTATCGTTATCTCCGACCCTCTGATCCCTAACAGGAAAGCAAAGGTAAACCAACTTTTCCGTGGTGTTTCTGCGGGATCCCAGACCTCTCCTGGTCTGGCGTTTGATTTGGACCGTGACAGCGGTATCTATCAATCCGCCGTTAATGAGTTGGGTATTACTTTTGGATCTGCAGCGGTTTACCATGCTCGTATTGCAAATACAGATGGTTCAAGTACAGTCAATGCTCGTGTCATTGACTCCCAAGCGTCAAACTCTAACTATCAGGTAACACCTCAGGGTTCTGGTTATTTTACAGTTAACGGTGTATCACAGTTTACTGACCAGAATACAATCATCCAAGGTGCACAAAACCCTGGTAAGCGATTTTACTTTAACGCTGATACTGTGTCCGCACAGACAGGTACACGTCGTATTGACATGCCTGATGTGGGTACACTCACATCTACAACTCTGGTTGCAGATGACACAGTACAGACAATCAGTAACAAGACGATTGTTATCAAAGACGATCAACTCCAGATTACTGGTTCATCTGATGTAAGTAAACTTGCTAAGTTTGAGTGTGACTCATGGGAATCTCCTGGTACGCACACATATAAACTTCCTGACTTTGGTGCTGCTGTTGTACAATCCACACTGTTGGATGATATTACAGCACAGAACGTGTTCAATAAGAACATGGTTAACCCGACATTCTCGGGCACACCATCTTCTGACCCTAACACACCTACAAGGAAGGTTATTTTTAGCACATCTGCTCTAACACAAGACAGAACTGCTTCATTCCCTGATTTGAACGTCATTGTTGTTGGTGAAGCATCAACACAAACACTGACTAACAAAACCTATGCAGGTGCAGTTTTTCAGGACACAGCAGATGACACTAAGAAGGTTGCTTTCAACCTCACAAATATCAATGAAAACAGCACTCTGGACTTCACGTTCCCAGAGGGCAGTCTGGCGTTTCCGCTAAATAATGGAGGCAGCAGTAACGTCATCGTTGCCGAGCAGGCGACGCAGATCGTTAACAATAAAATTCTTCAGAACGTAAGTTTTGATAACCCTGATGAACTCAACGGTCGTATTGCATTCGACATGAGTAACATCACTGAAAGTGTAAACATTCAGTTCCCCAACGCAGATGCGACTCTGCTTTCCACCAACAACATTAGTGACATCGCTATTAGTTTCGGTGGTCCTATCTCCGCACCTGTAATGGGCGGACAACTTAGACTTCAATCCTATTTCCAATCTGGTTGGTAATCACAAATGACAGCAGGAAGACTAGCAAGTAAATATCTGTCTGCCACTACAAATACAGTAGTTTATTCGGCGGACATTGACAGCACAGCAAGTGTGATGGTGACTGCCGCCAACTGGTCTGGTGGTGCTGCAACCTATCGTTTAGGTCTGCGAGACTACGATCAAATCCTCAGGGTTTCTGGTCCGCAAGTAAACTCTAACGGTGGTCT